ATAATAGTTTTTTTTTTTTTTTTTTTCATATTACATACTATATATAGAAGGGAGGGCGGTTGGGTGATTTCCGCAAAGGGTTTTGTAAAACCCGGTCAAGCGTACAAAGCGCGACAAATTGGCGTTTCAACGCCATGAAACGCTCTGTACGGCTCCGAAAAGCCCGGTCAAGCCGTGACAAGCACAGCAAAAAAGCACCCGATTGGGTGCTTGCAAGGTGCCCTAGACTGGCGCTTAGAGCCTACCCGATAGGCAAGGGGTAGCCTACCCGACAGCTGGCCGGGGCCTCTACCACGGTCCCGATCCCTCGGCCTCTCTCCCAGCCCCATGCTCGCTTCCAACGCCCTATGGCACGCTCAGCTGCGTTTTTGGTCTTGTGCCTGCTCAGCACCTTGGCGCCTCCAGAAATCCCGTTGTGAGCCACCACAGCCCACACAGTGCCGGTCTTTGGGCGCAAGGCTTCGGGCAGGTGGCCGCAGTGGGCTTGCACCGCAGCAACGGCAGCCGCCCGGGTGCGGTACGTGCGGCAATTTGGCTCAGCCGCAGAAAAGTCAGTCAGCAGCAGGTACTCCCACGGCCCGAGGTACTCTGTGCCGTCCGGGTGAGCGCAGACCTCGCGCTCACGGCGCAGCAGCCACCCTTCGCGCTCTTGGTCGCTTGCGATCACTTCCCATATGTCCCGAATTTTAATGCCTTTTTTAGCCATGATAATATCTCCCTTTGTGCGTGAAAAGAAGGGGCAGATGGCTGCCCCTTAATTCGTCGGTTACATGTTGCCAATGGTGTCGGCTAATGTGTATTTTTGACGCAGAGTTTGGATCATTGCCTGTTCGGCATAAGATGTGATGGTGAGGTGGCCTTTGCCGCCACCTGCTGTGCCGATGTGGCGACCATCGACGGCGACGAGGTACCATGCGCTGCTGCCACGACGTAAGGTGACCCGTGTCGCAATGCGCATATTTTTGTATGCGTTTGCCACTTTGGCACCGCTGGTTTGAGTGTAGGTGCAATCGCCACGTGCCTCTTTGCGGATATGCAAGGAGTCGAGCTCTGCTTCGGCTTTGGTGGCGAGGTCAATCAGCTCGCAAGCGTCAGTGTAGGTGTGGCCCTTGGCTTTGCCATTGACGCTTGCCAATGCGGCTTCGATGGCTGCGGCGTTTTTGATGTCGATCTTGATTTTGATTTGTGCGGTCATTTTATCTCTCTCTTTGTGTGGCCGGCTGGCTGATTACCACCCGGTAAAAACATTTTACCGCTTTTGCCTCCATTGTCAAGGCTTTTGTTCGTGTCTCAACAGCTGATTTGTGGCGTTGGAACGCCAAACAACAAAAAAGCCCACCGTTTGGTGGGCAGTTCGTGTGACCTGCATCACATCATTTTGCCAGGCCTGCCAGCGTGAGCGACCAAGGCAGGCACCCGCCAACACCGAGTCCCTTGCACACTTTGCCTTCCTGCTCAAGCCGCTCGAGCACCTCGATAAGCACCTTGCGTGGGCCCACCCGTCGGGTGCTTGCGACAATCTGCGCCCACGGTACGTCGGTGCAGGTGTTGCCACTCCTCGACCTTAAAGCGGCGAGCACTCGCTTGCATTTCTCGTCTTCGTCTCGCCCGTCAATCACGCTGTCGTCTTCGAGTAATACCCTTGTGATTGTCCGGTAGCCTTCCTCGACGACGGCAATGCACAAATCGAGCAGCTGTAAGGTCAGCTCTGTGCTGCTTGGGTCGACCCACAGGTGCAAACCAAGCGCCAAGCGCTCAGCCTGCTCGGCGAGACGGCCGCAGAGGTTTTTATCGACGCCGTCAGTCGCACCACGTGCACGTGTTTCCTCACGGTAAGCCTTCAGCCGCTCTCTGATTCCCTCGCCGTGCGCAATCCTATCTGGCTTGTAGAGGTAGATTGGCTGCTCAGTGCGTGTCAGCGCAGGCGTTGCAGGCATCCGGTTACGCCACTCTGTCAACGCCGTGCGCACCCTTGCAATCCTCTCACAGAGTGCCGTCTGTTCTTCGAGCGGTGCCACAGAAGCGCCGTCCACCTCCAGCAATCTGTGCATTTTCTCGTCGAGCGCGTTGAAGAAAACGTGCCGTCCAAGGAATCCGTCAGAGGTGCCAAAGCGCTTGAACACCGCGCGTGTGGCGTCGGGGTTGGTTGCCGAATAACAGCAAATAGCTGGCGCATTGAGCTTGATTGCTTGGCCTTTGTTCTGGGTCATCGACGTCGCCAGGTTGTACGTCTTGCCGTTGTTCGTCGCAAACTCTGTGAGCAGACGCTTAAGGGTTTGCCCGTGGCCAGGCAAAGCAATCGATTGCAGCAGGTCAGCGTACTCGTCGATAACGAAGACCTTTGGCAAATTGACTGCGCAAGCAAGCTCAAGGCCCGCGGCAAGTGCTGCCTCGGTCTTGTGCGCGCGCTCTTCTTCGAGGCCAAGCAAATTAAGCGCCTCCGAGAGGCTCTGCAGGCCAACGTTCTTTCCCGCCGTTGAGTCTGCAATCGCCAGGCACCACACCTGCGACTGCAGACCCGTTGGGCCCTCTCGCCACCTTGCCGCAGCCGTCGAGCAGAACGTCAAGAAGGTGGCGAGCACAAAGGCAGGCTGCACGTAAGTCGATTGCTTGAACTGCCAATCAGCCCACAACGCGACGCCCTCGTCGAGCAAGCAGAACCGGTCAAGCAAGCGCCAGTAGCGAATATCTGGGTGCTTGCTTTGTGCGTACCACTTTGTTATTGTCGACGAGGCAGGCAACCAAGCTTGCTGTGGTTCTGACTCTCTGTTTCTCCTTTGTTGTGGACCCGCCTCCTTGGGCGGGTTTTTTTCTTTCGGAGCGAACAACGCCACAAGGTCAATCCCGTCGAGCACCGAGGTGTCAACCTCTTGCCTCTCGTCAGAATAAATCAAGTGCCCATAAGGCAAACCTTGCGGGTCTGGCTTATTGAAGACGTCGTCAACTTTGTGCTCAAGCTCCCGCTCTGACCACGGTGGCAAGCAGCGTTGGTTATATTCACCAAGTAACCTCTCGACGTCGCTACGCTGCAATGCAAAGCCATTCTGCAGCACACGTGCGACTGCCAGTGTTGCCACTGACCCAGCAGACCCCTGGATTGCTGGGGGCATGGCCGCGACGTACTTGCGCGCGTGCTCGAGCACAGCCGTGCCAACGGCGCCACCGATTGCACTGCTGACAGCACTGCTGACAGCACTGTGGCGCTTGAGGTCTGCTGCCCTGAAGAGCTCGACAATCCACTCTGGCACTTCTGCAAAGACCAGCTCGTCTTGCTCTGGCAGATATTCCTTGCCGCCGACGACAGAGAACGGACTCACGACGTAGGAGTCCTTACACCTAGTGTCGACGTGGTCAGCAATCTTGCTCTGTGTTGGGCGCAAGAGTGACTGCGGTGCGCCGACAGGCACCGAGTAATAATAGTGCCTACCCTTTGGCGTTTTAACGGTGAAGGTCGGCGTTAAACGGTCTTCGATTGGGTGTCTCTCCTGACCTTCGCCGAGGTCGACGTCGACCACGATTTGCCCTGTGACGGCGGGGTGGATGCCCCAGTTCGCCCTTGGGTATTGACGGTGGATTGCCTTAATCAAAGCGACGTCTTGCGTCGACTCTTTGACGCCGTGCTTGCCGATTGGGTCTTTGCGGCCTGGCCGCAAGGCAAGCACCGAGAAGTGTTCAGCCAATCCGAGTACTGTTTCGAGGTTCACTTTTTGTTCCTTTTGTTGTTGGTCTTACAGCTTAGGGGGCACGTTGCCCTCTGACAAATCGCCTATTTAGGCATCCCACCAATCGCACTCTTCAGCCTCAGCACCACTATCCGTAGTGGGTGGTGGTGCTGGTGCATGTTCGTGGTGCACGCGTCCCTTGATTCGCAGATACTTGCCGTCTTGCGAAACGGCCAAGCCCTTAACCTCTTTGAGCTCGCCTTGCCTCTCGAAGGCCTCGGCAGTTGATTTTGGTGGCGGCAGCGACGTGGTTGTGGATTGGTGCCACCACGCAAGCGCCATCTGCTGCGCATATCCGCTCGCGTCAAAGGACAGGTATTCCCGGCAAATCTCTTTGCCTTTGAGCGAGTAAATTGCGCAGAGAGAATCCCTTGAACCTCCGTCGTCAAGGTGCTTGGTGTGCACAGTGAAAATCGTGTGGCTCACAGCAACACCAAACACGCCCTTGGACACCTCTCGATAAGCTTGCCCGCCGTTCTCCAACGTCGGCAAGCGCAACAGCATTGGAGGCAGTTCTGATGCTTCTGCGTTCACTTTTTTCTGCGGCGGCGGAAACACAAACCCGCAGTGAGGGCAGACTGAAATTCCAATCGAAAGCTCAGCGCCACACTCGCAGTACTTTACTGGCGCTTTGCCTTCACCGGCAGACTTTGGCTTGACTTTGACGTCGGTGATTGGCCCGTGCCGCGCAACGTTGCCACCGTAATCGAGCACCACGCAATCTTTCTTGGACGGGTGACAACGAGTTCCCCGCCCGAGCATCTGCACGTAGAGCGACACACTGACCGTCGCCCTCACGAGCACCACAACGTCAACAACTGGCGCGTCAAACCCCGTTGTGAGCACGTCACAGCTGACAATGGCCATCGGCAGCTCGCCTTGGTCGTCAACACGTGGCCATTCCTTAAAGCGTTTAAACACTCGCTGCCGCTCTTCTTCGCTGCTCTCGCCAGAGATAAGCTCAGAGTGCAGACCGGCGAACCTGAGCGCGTTACGCAAGGCTGCAGCGTGCTTAATCGAGGTGGCGTAGACGAGGATTGACTTCCTGCCTTCCTTTACCTGCGACATAATGTCACGCACAACCGCATCTGTGATCTCCATCACATCAAAGGCAAGTTCCATATCCGCGATTGCGAAGTCACCTGCACGCTTGCCGACGTTGCGCAGGTCAGCGATTGCAGTGACTGCACCGCTGCGCAGAGGTGCAAGCCAACCTTCCTCGACGAGCTGTCGAATTGGCACGTCAAGACAGATTGAAGAAAACAAAGCACCTTTGCCCTGTGTGAGCAGGCCCTGGTCAAGACGGTACGGTGTCGCCGTCAATCCGACGAGCCGCAAATCTGCGTTCTTTTCACGCAAGGTTTTTATTACCTTGCCATAGCTTGTTTCTTCGTCGACAGGCACAAGGTGGGCCTCGTCAATCAGCACCACGTCAATCGCACCGAGCATCTGCGGCTTGCGGCAAATTGACTGCAGTTGACAAACTGTGACTTGGCTCACGTTTCTTCTGTTTAACGAGGCTGCGTAAGTGGCCACCGGTGCTTGCGGCCACCACTCTCTGATTGCTGCCAGGTCTTGCCGAACAAGCTCAGAGCGGTGCGTGATAATCGCCACACGGGCGCCGTGCTCGACGAGCCGCTGCACCAAAGCGCCAATCACAAGCGACTTGCCTGCCCCTGTTGGCAGCACCACGAGCGGTGAGCCACCTTCTGGTGCGCGCTCCCAATATTCAAAAACAGAATCCACAGCTTTTTGCTGGTACCAGCGCAGTTCTTTTTTCACGTTGCCCCCTAAAGTGGCTTTGCAATGCCACTTGAGACAGTTTAACAAAGTTTCGAACAAAAGTCTTGACTTTTTTTTGCGGTTGTTTAGACTGTGTTTGTCGCACCACAACAGCGACTTTGGAGCAAACAGTGCCAGTCAAACTAAGCGAGGCGGTCGAGCAGACCAACCTCCGAATCTGTGTCTACGGCGCCTCTGGTGTCGGCAAGACACGGTCAATCCTCACCCTGCCAGGCTCAGTCTTGGTGGCAAACGTCGAAGGCGGTTTGCGCGTGCTGCAAGGCACTGACCGCGAAGACATCGAGGTCGAGCAAATCAACACCTTTCATGATTTTGCCAACCTCGGTGCAGCAATCAAGAGCGGCCAGGTGCTCGATTGCAATGGTGCGCCGTTCACGTGGCTTGTACTCGACAGCTATAGCGAGCTCACTGAGTTGCTGCACCAAGGCGCAAAGAAGGCAGCCAAAGGCTTTGAGGTCTACAACCGCACGGTCGACAGCAGCCAAGGCACCTTGCAGGCACTTAAGGCTCTGCCAATCAATATCCTTTTTCTCTGCAAGGAGACGCGCAAAGAAGAAACAATCACCGTTGGTGGTGAGCAGCTGAAGAACACCTATTGCAAGGCAAAGTTCCCTTACGGCGAAATCACCGAGTCGCTGCCTTACCAGTTCGATTTCTTCCTGCGGTTGATTGCCGTTGACGAGGTGGTGAGCGGCAAGCGCCAGCTCGTGCGCTATCTGCAGACTGGCAAGACCAGCGACGCAGACGCCAAGGTTCGCGAGACAATCACTGCAGAACCAGTGGCGCTTTACGAGCCAGTTGACTACGCAGCTTTGATTGCAAAGTTAAGCTGAAACACTGTTAAATAGGAGCATTGAAAATGTCGTTACAAGATTTCTTGAATATCGAGTTCGCCGGTGAAGACCTCACCAAAATCGCAGACCCTGACCTTGTGCCAGAGGGAACGCACACCTTCGAGATTTTGCAAGGCTACGCGCCGAAGGAAACCAAAAGTGGCGGCGTTGGCCTGTCAATCGGTTGCCGTGAAGTGACTGGCAAAGGGATTGTCAACCTTTGGATTAACCTGCGTCACCCAAACCCCACCGTCGTCAAGATTGGCAAAGAGACCTTGATTCGCTTGGGGATTGCTTGTGGCGTTGATGTTGCAAGACAAGCCGACGGCCTTGCAGGTTGCCGGTTTGAGGCCACCGTCAAGCACCGCGAAGCAGGCGGTAAGTTGCAGGCTGACCTCAAAAATATCGGGCCAGCTCCAACGCTCGGCAAGCAAGCAGCCGCTGCGAAGGCTCCCAAGATTGCGACTGCGCCAAAGCCGACAGCCTCGAAGCCTGCCTTCCTGCGCAAGGCAGCAGAGCCTGCAGAGGCAGCAGCAGAGCCAAGCGCGCCACCTGCTGAGCCGGTCGAGACAGACGATATCCCGTTCTAAGACAACCTAGCCAGTGCACCGCAAAAGTGCACTGGCTTTTGTGGAGAGAGACATGCTTACAGTACAATTTCAAGGCAACACAAAGAATTTTGACGGCACCGAGGTCAGGGTCGCGCGCGTGCGTGCGGCCTTCACCTTGGACGATTTAGGCCGTGAGACCGGAATCCAAGTCAGTGAGCTCAGCAGATACGAGCGCAACCGCCAAGTGCCCTCAGAAGGCCACCTTGCCAAGCTGGTGGCGTTTGCGCCTGACTGCCTGAAGGAGGTTGGCGCGTGACTGAACCCAAAACGGAAGAAGGCGAACCACCCACGAGCGAAGAGATACCCGAGGCTGTGCCTGCACCCAGCGACGTGCCTACCCGCGAGGAGCGGCCAGGATACCGAGCAATCGCAATGCGCCGTCGCTACACCGACGGCAACGGCAGCTGAACAAACAACCACAACGAGGAG